GTAACGGTAGCACACCGGACTCTGACTCCGTTTGCGGGGGTTCGAATCCCTCATCCTCTGCCATAACTGAACGCTTATTTTGATACAATGTGTATTTGAATAAGCGTTCAGTTTCTTTTTGCCCAAAACGCCCTTGCTACAAGGGTTTATCAATACAATTTAATTATTTAAGGCTCTGTAGTGAATTGAAATCATCACCGCAGAGCCTTGTTTTTATGCCATCTTTCTAAATGCGCCTACACTTTTTAATTATAGGTAGTTATCCGTTCACTTTTTCAAAAAGCCGTTCAAACCTTTACATTATTTATATGTAAGAAAAAAGCCGGGGTTTTTACGCCCCGACTCTGACCTCTGATCCATTGTAGAAAATAAATGTGATTTCACTGTTGCGGTGAACGATTGCTTTTTCAACCATCACTGTCCAAATAGTGTCGTTCCATTCATCAAGGACTAAAGGCTGTTTTTTCAACGCTCGAATGAAGAGGCCGATTTGTTTACCTTTCTGCTCTCGCAGAATTTTGCTGTCTTGTAACTTTTTGAGTTCGGCAGCAGCCGCCTCGTATCGAGCTTTTAGTGCCTCATATTTTTTGATGTACGCTTCTTGCGATTGTGCGGTGGATGCGTTTTCCTTAACGGCCGCCTTGACAAGTTCAGCAATCACCTGCGTTTCCTCGGTCAGTCTTTCAATTTCAGCATCGATGGAACTAAAGTCCGTTAACGCTCTGCGACCGGCTTCGCAATCTCCAATAATGTGTGTGCGGTTACTCATTACCTGGTTGTAGGCTTTCAGGAAAAGGCTGTGGACAATGTCAGTATCCACCACGGGGGTTTGGCAATGATGGCTGTCCGTGAATTTGCCGTTACATTGCCACACTGACCTACGGTATTTATCGGTCGAGTGCCAGGTCTTTGAACCAAAGAAACTGCCGCAATCCTCGCATACCAATTTGGCTGAAAGTGTGCTCTTCCCACTGTAGGCTTTACCGAGTGCTTTCCTTCGTGCAATTTCCGCTTGAACGTGGTCCCATTCGTCCGGCTCGATGATTGCCGGATGGCTGCCCTCGACATAATATTGAGGAACTTCACCCTCGTTGACTTTCATCTTTTTCTCGAGGAAATCAACTGTTATTTTCTTCTGAAGGAGCGCATCACCTTTGTACTTTTCGTTGGAAAGAATACTGGTGATGGTTGACTTGCTCCATTTTTCCTTGCCACCAGGTGAACGTACACCGAGGCTTTCAAGATACTTACAAATGCCTGCCTGGGTTTTGCCATCCAGGAAAAGACGGTATATCAACTGAACTACCGCAGCCTCTTCCTCTACGATTTCAGGGCGTCCGTCAGTGCCTTTTTTATATCCAAGGAAACGCTTGTATGGCAGATGCACCTTTCCGTCAGAAAAGCTCTTACGCTGTCCCCAGGTGATGTTTTCCGAAATGCTACGGCTTTCCTCTTGTGCAAGGCTGGACATAATGGTAATCAGCAACTCACCCTTGCCGTCAAAGGTGTAAATACCTTCCTTCTCGAAATAGCACTCAACACCGTTTTCCTTCAACTTGCGGATGGTAACAAGGCTATCAACTGTGTTTCTTGCAAAACGGCTGACCGACTTTGTAACGATGAGGTCAATCTTGCCATCCAATGCATCCGCAATCATCTCCTTAAAGCCATCGCGGTTTTTCGTATTTGTGCCGGATTTTCCTTCATCGGTGTATACCTTTACAAATTCCCAATCAGGGTTATTCATAATCAATTTTGTGTAATAATCCACCTGTGCCTCGTAACTGGTGAACTGTTCATCGCTGTCCGTGGAAACACGGGCATAACCGGCAACCCGTCTTTTTCTGGCATTGATTGAAGGTAAGTTTGTCAATGGATTTATTGTTGCAGGTATCATCGTAACTTTAGGCATTGTTGTTCCTCCTCTCAAGGGTTTTATTTCTTGCTGCGACCTTCATTTCTTCTGTCCAGCTTTCACTGCGAGAACGGTCTTTCCACGCTGTTTCCGTTTCGCTGCCGTCATAAAAGCAAAACCTTAGAATGTTGCCGTTACACACATAAACGTGCTTTACGCGCCTTTTAAATTCGTTTTCATCAAAGTGCGTGTGGCCCAGCACTTCAGCGGAAACAGCAATCAATGTTTCTTCGGGGATTTGCTTTGAAGCACAGGCGTCTTTTCCCAGGGTGTTGAATGTGTTGCAGATCCAAACCACCCTGGCTTTTGTTGTCTTGCGCCTATAGTTCTTACCGCAGTTTTCGCATACGAGCATACCTGTAAATGGGTATGTTGTTTTTTTGGCCGGTTTCTTCGTGAACTTTGATGCCCGTTTCGCTTTTTCCTGTTGAACAGCGGTAAAGGTTGCAAGGTCAATAATTGCCTCGTGGGTATCCTCTGCGTGGTACATTGGCTGTTCGCCTCGGTTCACCTTCGTCTTTTTCGTGATGTGATTCTCACGGAATGTCTTCTGCAATATCAAGTTCCCGGTGTAATTGTAATTACCGAGCATTTTGGAAATAACCGAGGATTTCCATAGCTTGTTGCAAGGCGAAGGTATTCCGTCCTCATTCAGCCTCTTGGCAATAGCAGTGTAGCCGTAGCCGTCAAGGTAGTCTCTGTAAATCCTACGGACGATTTCTGCCTCTTCAGGAATAACACTGTATTTCCCGTCTTTAAGACAATATCCAAGCATTGTTCCTCTCCAAGGCAATCCCGCCTCGAAGTTACGTTTGATGCGCCACTTTTGATTTTCGCTTGCGGAGCGGCTCTCTTCCTGTGCGTATGATGCAAGGATTGTCATCATCAACTCACCGTCACCGCTTAAAGTGTGAATGTTCTGTTCCTCGAAAAAAATATCCACCCCCCAGGCTTTGAAATCACGGATGGTCTTTAAGAGCGTCACGGTGTTCCTTGCAAAGCGGGAGATGGACTTTGTGATAACCATATCGATTTTACCGGCACGACAGTCTTCAATCAGTCTTTGAAAATCATCTCTTGAATCCTTTGTTCCGGTTTTTGCTTCATCGGCATAAACGCCTACGTAAAGCCAATCTTCGTGGTTTTGAATTAGTTCGCTGTAACGGCTGACTTGTGCAGAAAGTGAATGTAACATTGCATCCTTGCCGCAAGACACGCGGGCGTATGCAGCCACTCTCTTTTTTCCAACCAACCGCGGCGGTCTTGATAAAATAGTTACTGTTTTAGGCATTTTGTCACCTCCTCGTGTGACATATTACCTCTACTATTACTATATAGCAAGTCAATTCCGCGATATAAACTACACAAAGATATTCCGTTTCTCTCCGCAACGATTGTATCAATTATGGCGTAATCTTCCGGGGTTAAAATCCCCATTGAGAGCATCTTTTTGAACTGCGCCATTGAAGAAAGGTATCCTTCTAATTTTGCTCTATACTCATTGGTCATTGCGTGTATCCTCCCTTCCAAAGCGGTCGGATATATAGCAAGCGTGGGAGCAATATTTTCTGTGCTTATTACCATAGGCAGTAAATGCAGTGCCACAATGGGCGCAAACAAAATCATACAGTGCCTTTCTTTTTACAAGCATTTGATGGCTATTCCACCACAACACTCTGCACTTATCACAGCAGAATTTTTTTGGCTTACGCTTGGGGATGATTTTTATTGCTTTTCCACACTGTAAGCAGATTTTATCTTTCTTGGTTTCACCCAATATACAATACCGACGATAAAACGAACGCACCGTATTCTCCGGCAAGTTTAATCGCTGCCCAATTTTGGCATAGCTGAGTCCTTCAGCGCGTAAAACTTTAATTTGAGACTTCTGATTATCGGTCATTTACACAGCCTCCTTTCATATCTACGGAGATTTGGAGGCTGTTTTGTAGGGGTGTTTCTGGGAACTTTTTTTATTTTGAGCAAAAAAATAACGCCCACCGAACCTCGAAAGGAACGATGGGCGTCATAGGGTTAGTTAGGGATTTTCAGTTTGTTTCCAGTGTAAATTACATTGGACTTGAGACCGTTGAGTTTCACGATTTCAGGATAGCGGTTGCCATCACCAAGATACTTCTTGGCAATTGCCCACAGGGTGTCTCCGTGAACAACGGTGTGGACGCGGTAGGTTTCTTCAGCCTTGGCTGCAGAGACAACCTTGAGGTTCTCCACAGCAACCCAGGTGTTAATACCGCTTACCACATCACCACCGGTCTTTTTGACCTTCTTGCCGAGCAGAACGCAGGTTTTACCACCCTTGGTTACGGGTTTGCCTTTATAGGTGGTCTGCGTTACGATGTGATGCCAGTTCTTAACCCAGGCGGGGATTTCCTTGGTGGTAGGATTGTACTTCACGGAATCAGCGGTGAACTCAACCGTATCGCCTTCCTTGATTTCAGAAGTGACGGTGACGGTAGTGGAAGTGGTCGGCTTCCCGGTAGTTGCGGGAGCAGAGTCTTCCTTCAGCTTTGCTGCCACCTCTGCACGGAAGGTGTCCATAGACTTTCCGTGCTTGGGGAACCAGTGCATAACGTCACCGTGATTAGAGGCAACACCCTGCTTGTAGCCTTCGCTGTGGCAGATGATGTTCTTCTCGGTGAGACCGTATTCCTTGCAAAGGTAAACGCAGAGGTCGATTGCCTCCTGGTACACCTTCTTAAAATAGGTCGCATCAGCAAGACCATCTTCACAGATTTCAAAGCCGATGTGGGTGTTGTTGGCAGATCCGCCAGCGTGCCAACCACGGTGATTCCAAGGCAAACACTGATAGGTTGCCACGGTGCCGTCAGCCAACTTGCCAATGAAACCGTGAACGCAGACTTCACGACCACCGGGATGATAGGTGTTCCAGTGGTTGTTGTACTGGTTCTTGCCAAGTCGGCCATCATCGGGACCGACATATCGTTTCAGCCAAGGGTTATTGGCACCAGTGGAGTGAACCATAATGCCCTTGACGGTGATTTTCTTACCTGCCTTATAGCAGGCATTTTCGGTGAGAAAAAGCTGATACAGTTTCATTTATTTGTCCTCCTTTTTCGTGAGCTGTTTAACTGCCTGATTAGTACCCGTTGCAGAGAGACCGCTTGCAGAGCCGAGGATGATAGCAACGAGTAAGTTTTCCGTACCCATCACGCCGGGAACGAAATAGAACGCGATTACACCGGAAATCGCACCGAGAACGCATGCAATGAGAGGAATGAAGCGTTTGAACTTCTCGTCTCCGCCCATTGCGGTTTTCACGATGTCGATGATGGTGTACACGATTGCCGCCAACGCGGGAATGGTTGCGATTTCATAGTTTGTCATAGCACGATACCTCCTTATTTGTGTGCCTGTTTGTTGATATGGTTTTCTAACTGTTCAATGGCTTCTGTTACGGGGCCATTGCACCCTTGTTCCTTCAAACCCATAAGGCAAGCAAGAACACCGTGGACAAGCACGGTCTGCTCCTCCTTGATGGACTTGATATCGTTGTCTTGCTTTTCCTGTTTCAAGAACCAACGATAGATTGCGAAAATTGCTCCGAAGATGACACCGAGAGCAGTAATCGCAGCCGCCAAAGTGGTGAGATTGATTTCCATAGGCTGTTTCCTCCTTGTTAAGATTTGGGTATGAAAAAGGCACCCCTGGGCGGAGTGCCATAATTCCTTATTTCAGCCAGGATGGTTTATCCGGCTTGTTGCGTGTATCGGTAACATCGAGCCAGTCCTGGTACCATTTACGCAGTTCCTTCGTCTGCTTTTCCGTAAGGGTGTCATACCATAGCCACCCTCGGTTAATCACAGAAAAGCATTCATTTTCTCGCTCGATACGAAGTTGAGCGTTTTCCGCTTCCGTTTGAATAATACCGGCTTGTTCTTCATCAAAGAAAAGCTGACCGTCCCTAATACGATAGGCACGGTAATTACATTCAAAGTGGTCGAGGTCGGTGGGAGCGTCAATGTCCGTGCTGCCTACGATGTTTCCATAGGTTGCATAGCTTTCAACAAAGCCGTTTGCATCTACCTTAATTTTCATTGCGAGACCTCCTTAGTTGATTCCAAATACTCGTGTGATTTGCCCAGAGGAGCTACTTGCTTTCCAAGTAAGCGTTGTAGTTGAGCCGGAATACTTAACAGCGAAAGATACATAGTTTGATTCGTCCGCAAGCTGATAGGTCACATCGGACGTGGTAATTAGACCCTTGGGCAGTGTTATCGACTCAAGTGCCGAGGAAGATTTCGGCCTTCCAATAATCACATAAGCACTGTAACTGCCGTAATTAAATGTGATACTTCCGCTTGTGAGCGTTCCACTGTAAAGAGAAGTTGCCGCGATGCCGAGATTGGTTCTTGCTGCCGCCGCAGTGGTAGCACCAGTACCACCCTTACCCAATGGGATGGTTGCTCCGCCAGAATGATAAACGGTGTAACGAGTACCGGGGTGTGTGTCAGTTGCCACATTCGGTGCGTAGTACAGTGTTCCAGAGTAAGAATAAAGCCTATCCCAGGTAGTGGAACTGCGGTAAAAATTAATGCCTTCACCCTGGGAGTCAACCGCATCCAGCAAATATAATCCGTTGATGCCGATAATGTCCGAGTTCTGCATATTGATACCGTAAACACCATCAACCCAATACTGGCTTCCCGTTACATTGATAACCTTGGGAGCAATGGTCTGCCCACTGATAAGATTCGTACACGCTGCCGCCGCAGTAGTCGCACCCGTACCGCCCTTTGCGATAGTGACCGCAGAGGACAACTTGGAAGGCGCAAGCGCGCCGTTGAGGGTTGTTGCCGTAACGGTTGTCGCTGTAACTGTGCCGGACACCTTGGCATCACCGACTACGTCAAGTGCAACTTCCGGGTCAGGGGTGTTAATGCCGACCTTCTTTTTACGCAATGCCACAAGAGGAGTTCCCTGAGGAACTACATAGTAAAGGTCAACCGAGGACAGCGAATTCAACTGGTCTCGAATTTGGAGATGGAAGTCGTAGGATGAGTTGGCATCCAGGCTACACAGTTCTAAATTGGAGAAGGAGTAAGATGTTCCGCTTTTGGTTACCGAGGACAGAATTGAGGTATATGAGCCATAGGATGAGGCACTTGTCAGTTTGTATCGGTAACGCACATATAAAAGGCTGTTCTTTTGAGTGCCGGAAACCGAAATAGCAGAAATTGTACCGTTAAATGCAAGCTGCATTTCTGCCTCGATATCGTTAGTTCTTCGAAGCGTTAAAGACGACACCTTCGGCTTTGCGTAAGCAATAACGGTAATCTGCTGTGTCTTGCTGACTGTGTATCCACGGGAGTCTGTGGCAGTTACCACCACATCCAAAGTGCCAGACTTGGCAACTGCACCAAGGTTTATAACCTCTCCCGTTGTATTGGAGAGAGTCACACCGTTGCAGGTGGCAGAATAGGTGGAAATTGTAGCGTTATTCCTTGCCGTGGCGGTGCCGGGGGTAACATACAAATATGAGTAACTTTGGATGAATACTTGGTCATTTCCCGTTACTGTGGAGGTAGCGGAACGACCGTCATAAAAAGTAAAAGCACCCATCGTGGGTGCAGAGTTTGCAGAGGTTGTCTGAACGGTTGCTGTCTTTGTGGAGGTGGAGCCGATCTGCGTTGAACCGCTGTATGTCAGCAAGGCGAATGTCGCAGTAAAAGATTTAACGGAAGCCATAGCCGTGAGGAGTGTTGTCCTCTGTGCCGACGTCAGCGTTATGGTTCGTGTGGCCGTACCCTTTGTCCAGGATAGCCCGGTAACCTCCAAATAGACCGTTGAACCGTTTTTGATTTGCAGTTTATGGGTATAGGCGGCATCATACACCGTGGTGCTCATACTGATACTGACAGAAGAAACATCGGCTGTAAGTGCCGAAACGCTATCAATGGTGGAGCCGCCCAGGGTCTTTGCGGATACTGCACTTGAAGTGCCGTAGACCTGGTTGGACTTCTTTCTCGCACGGACTTTGACCGAATACGAGGTGTTCGGTGTCAGTGAGGACAGTGTGGTATTTGCACTCGTACCCGCTGTGGTAGAAAACTGTGTCCAGTTCGTGCCACCGTTGGTGCTGTACTGCCAAATATCAGCAGTTGCCGAAGAGGTGGCGCTAATCTTAAAGCCGTTAGCGGTGATATTGGACACACTGCAAGATACTGTCGGTGCAGTTCGGTCAAGGGAATCCAGGTCAATAGTTGTAGATGCCGTAATGGTGCCGATGCTCGTACCGCTATAAGTACCGCTAAATCGCCAAGATGCGGAAAGCGCCACGCCTGTTTTTGTACCGTTGCTATTGTGAGCAACACGGACGGTATAGGTTTTCAGCAAGGTTGTGTCATAGCCGGAAACGCTATCGCTGATGGCGGGCGCGGTGTAGGTTTCAGAAACACCATTGATGGATACCGTGGAGTCAGAACGAGAACCTACCGACAGCGTATAATATTTCAAATACACATTCAGCGTAACGTCAGAATAGTTACCAGTAACACTCTGCGATGCCGACCAGGTACAGTAAAGGCCGAAGTTGTTAACCGGGTAATTGGAAAAACTACCGCTTGTAGCCATAATATCTCCTTTCCCGCTTAATCAAGGATAACGATATTAAGTCCCTCTGATGCAGTGGGCATCGGCACAAACTTGGTTCTGCCAACCGTCAATTCACCATCCACCGTGGTCTTCTTGGTGATGGTTTCATCCTTGTTCAGCGTGAATATCTTTTCTTCATTGTAGTAGCCGGAAAATTCCGTGTTGTTAATTACCGTCCTTTGAGCGGAGTCTGCGTTGGAAACCTCGATACCACGGCGGTCGATTTTAACCTCGGTGGTGTAGATCTCATTGGGAGCGGGAGTCCATTTGTGAATGGTCGTTCCTTCTGCCAAAATGATGTCCGAGAGGTACAGACTTGCCAAGCGGTTATATGCGTAAATGGTAATGGTGCTGTCCTGCACGTCGGGAATAATCGCATTGTATTCCGTCCACCCAAAGGTCGAGGAGGTGTTGAACAGATATTTCACCATAGAACCGTTGTACTTCACATAGAAATACGAAGAATAACTCGCACCCGTTTTCTTTGCACGGAGCGAAATAACATAGGACGAGCCAGGGACAACACCCGTTATTACTTGCTTGAGCGTGGAACTATCCCCAAGCACAAAGCAAGAATCGGAGGTGGTGTTGTTTTGAACATCGGTTGAGCTATCGGTTGCTACCGTGCCGGATATCGTCCAATCATCGGTAATGCCGTTAAGACCGGCAGAGTTTTTTACAAAGTTGATGCCTCCGGCAAACTGCTCGCTCATTGTAAGCGAAAGGCCATCAACGGTGTGTTCCAGTTCGGAAATCTGCTCTTGCATCTCAAGAACGGTTTCCTTTTCCCCGGACACTTCACCGCTGACGGTTTCTACTGTTTTTGTGAGGTTTGAAACATAGCTGTTCAAGCCATCAATGGATGTTTGGAACTCACCAAAGCGAGAGGTGTGGGTGGACACGGTAACACGAAGTTCTTCCAGGTTGTTTTGAACAACCCAGCCGAGTCCATCCCATACCATAGTTTCCGGCGGGACAGTTGCCGTATTTACCCAAAGCATACCGATGTACGGGTTCTCGGGTGCGACATCAGAAGTGATAACATCGCATAAATTGACGATGGTAAATTGTGCAATCGCCCGCATAGAAACACCTCCTTACAGCGTTACAACCACCATAAAGGTTGCCTTTGTCGCAACGTCGGAAGAAGAAACGGACA